CCCTGCGACTCGACGAGCAGGCGAGTGGATTCGTCGGGATCGAGATTGTCCTGCGCTTCGGGGACCAGTTGCGAGAGCTGTCCGACCGCAGCCCAAGCTCCCATGATGGCTCGTCCTTCGGCCTGCTTCTGCGCACGGTGCGCTGGACCCATGTACTCGATCGACACCTCGACATCGCGCATCTGCGGAGGCCGACGCGGGATGAAGCCGCCGCGTTCGAGTACGTCGAGCGTCCGGAATAGCATCGGGTCGATGCCTTCCGAGGTGAGTCGCCCGATCTGGCTCACCATGCTGCGCGCCATCTTGTCTTCTAGCTCGATCACCTGCGTTGCCGGCATCGCACGGGTATCGGGCAGTGCGATCATGTCGGCGAAGAACGCTTCCTTGATCTGCGCTCGCGTGCCTTCGATGGCGCGTTCGCCGAGGACTGGTTGCTGCGCGACCGGGAACGGCCGGATCGGATCGTCCTTGAACACATGTGCCCGGTAGACGTTGAGCGAGCCGGGTGACGTAGAGATCATCGACAGCACGCCATCATCGGGCACGAGCAGCGGCGGATCCGCCGCCTTCTGTGCCGTCTTGAGCATGGTCTTCTCCATCTCGTTCGCCATCTTGCACGAAGAGAGGGCCGTCCATGCCGGGCTGCGTCCGTACAGCTCGCTGTTCTCCTTGCTCCAGCGGCTCATCATGTGGGGCTGCGTCCAGTAGCCGCCGCGGCTGATGATCTTCTTCTGGCCGTGCAGCACGTAGACGCTGCGCCAGGGCTTCGTATCGCGCTCGCGGACAGTGGTTTCCGAGCGCGGGTGGATCAGGTGCAACATGCGTACGTCGCGGTCGGGCTCCTTCTCGGCCCAGCGTGTGACCTCGGAGTCCACGTCGCCAAACTGTTGGACGACGCGCCGTGCGCTCATCATGTACCAGCGGTAGAAGGTGTCGGGTCGTCCTTGCCAGGACTCGTCCACGTACATCTCGCCGAGCGGCCTACTGTGGAACCGGGGTCCATGGCCAGGGATGTCATCGACGAAGAAGTCTCCTGTGCCAAAGAACACCTGATCGAGCAGCCATTCGGCCGTTGCGTTCGTAAAGCCGAACTCCGCCTTGCGGAAGACGTGGCGCAGGCTCTTGGTAGCGAACTCCAGCCACTCGAAGATGTCGGGGTCGTGCGCCATCTCTTCGGGCTCGACCTTCAGGAAGAACCATTTTGCGGCGGGGTTGAGCATCGAGCCATGCAGTGCCGCGACGAGACGGGTGCCGGCGACCAGTCCGGTCGTGTCGTAGATCCGGCGCATGCGTTGCTCGCCCGGGTTGCGCACGGTATTGAAGTCGCGCAGGCCGAGGATGTTGTCGGAGATGTCCTGCCAGGTCGTCTCGAACGTGCCGCGCTGGGTGCGTAGCTGGTCGAACCGACTGACGATCATGCCGCCGGTTTCGAGCACCTAGCGACTCGCCAGGATCGCAGATCGTCCTGCCGATCCTCGCCCTCCGGTGGGCGCGCGGCTGCCACTCGACAGCGCGGTGCGGCGTCGGTCGCGTTCCCTTGATGCTACCTGTCCAGCGGCCGGACCTGAGCCGACACCGGTCGCCTGTGGGATCTTGGGATCGAATGCACCTGCGGCCTGGGCAATGCCCACTCCAGCAGAAGCCAGCGGTGCGAGTCCGACGGCTGTCCCGACTCCCGTTCCGATTGCAGATCCGATGTTGGCTCCCGTCAAGGTCGCTGCACTGGGAGCCAATGTTCCCGTTGTGGCAGTCCCGATGGCACTCCCGATCGAGGAACCGACCGAGCTTCCTATAGAACCTCCCGTGCTGGCTGCCGTAGGCACTGCACCCACCAGCGCGGAGCCGATCGAGGAGATGGCAGAGCCAATCCCACTCACGACTCCCGTTGCGGTGCTTGCGGCGGCGCTACCGACCGCGGCTCCGGCTGCCCCGGCCGCAGTGGCGGTATTGGCGGCGGCTGCGGCAACTGCTGCGATGATGGCTTCGAGTCCCATTATCCAGTCCTCACGAGTGTCGTTCCACCCGGTGACTCAGCAATCTTGCCGGCCAAGATGGTGGAACCAGGGGCGAAAGCGGCGGCGGGGTTGCTACGGGAGGAGGAGATGGCTCGCTGGATGTTGGTCATCGAGCTTGCCCCCTTGCTCCCTCGTAGCGATTCGAGCCGTGCCGTACTCAGTCTACTGGTCCTCGCACGGCGTTGTTCTTCGGTGAGAACGACATCGAGGCCCATCACTGCATCCTCGATCTAGGGGAGGACCCCAGTGGATCGTAGTCCATCCCAGCCATGACTGGGTAGGCACGGGTACGGATTGCACTGGCAAACCGCAACGACATCATGGCATAGCGGGTCGCATCCATCACATCGTCGTAGGCTTTGACGATTCGGCCGTTGTCCCGGTGGTAGAGCTTGAACTCATCCCACCAGTCCGTCAGGTGGTACGCCACCCTGAATTTCCCGGTCACCATGCGGTTGTAGATCTCGGCGATCCCGGGCTCGACCGAGTAGCTGCCATCCGGGTGGGTGGTGTGCTCGGCCAGCATGCGGATCCCCTCCTCGCGGTAGAGATCTGAGAACCGGGTGCCGTCGTTGCGGTCGCGGGTCCAGCCGTCCCGGGGCCAGGCGACGGGCAGCGGTCCCCAGGTCCGGATGGCCGAGGCGTGGATCGAGATTTGGGGCTGGTGTGACTTGTAGCAGGCGTAGACGTGGGCCACGTCCAGCTCGGCATCGTGCGCAATCGCCACCGCGGACATCGGGTGCTTGGGGCTGCCGCCGAGGTCGATCCCGATGATCCGCCGCCAGAAGTGGGGGATCTCCATGGGGGCCTCGGCCACCACGGACTCCGGCACGGGGTAGACCAGGCCGGAGCCCATCTTCGGGATGCCCTCCAGGCGGGCCGCACGCTCGTGCTCGGGGTACTGCAACAGGATGGTTTCGCGCATGGCGGCGGTCAGGTGCGGCGCATCCTTGATCCCCATGCGCGTCACGACCTTCTCGGGGCTATCTGGCGTGGGGTAGAACCCCCGGACCACATCGGACATGCCCTTCATGGGGGTGAAGGTCATCATACCAAAACCCTGTGTTGCGGTGAGGCGGGCGACTCCCTCGGTCCAGATGTCCTGCGGCGGCTCCTCGTCCCACCAGATGCCGTCCAGGGTGTCTGCCATCCACTTTTCACGGCCCTGTTCGTAGGATTTGAACCCCACATAGGTCGCTCCGCCCTTGGCGTGCTTGATTAGGGCGTAGTCGTACGCTCCGGGCACCCCACGGCTCGGGACCAGCTTCTCGATGAAGTCCTTGGGGATCCAGCCGGTGCCCTCTTCGCCGGGCTCACCGAACAGCTTGCGCTGGATCACGTCACGGGTCGTAAGGCTGGTGATGCCGCCTACCCAGTAGCGGCCTGGCTTCTCGACGCGACGACCCTGCCACCAGTCCGGGTACATGCCGGTGAAGTGCATGCCCATCTCGGCCGACCCTCCATGGGATTTGCCGAGCTGGTTGCCTGCCATCAAGAGCCGGAAGCGGAACTCCCTGCCGTTATTGTGGAATTCCACCACTTTCGGGTAGGGCTTGTAGAAGGCCAGCTTCTTCGTCCGCATCGCCTCCATTCGGGAGGCCAGAATCTGTAGGGTGGCCCGAGACGAATTGTTCGAGGAGTTGGGCATCGAACTCCAATCCAAGCTCGCCTGCTGCGCGCTCGATCATGTTGACTAGCTGTTGTGGAGAGGCATCCCCGAATGGATCGTCCTTCATCCGTTTCACTTCACTCTTCTTGATTAGGTGGCCGTTCATCTCGGCGATCGTCCGAAGGCATGAGTGGACGACGGCAAGCTGTGGCTTCTCCAGCTCGCGTGCCATCTTGACGGTTTCGAGCAGGCTCATCATCAGCTCGTCCTTGGTAATCAGCTTGCTCTCTACCTGTTTGTCAAACATCCTTTCACGCAGGTACTCCGCGCGATCCAGGATCTCGGGGTTGTTCTTGACCAACCGGCTGGCCGCAGAGCCAGGGTGGGCGTCATTCCAGCCCGCCACCTTGAACGCGGTGGCCTGGTTGTCTCCCATGGCCATGCGCTGCGCCATGACCTCGTGTTTGCCACGGCGTAGCGGGACCGAGCGATCCTGCTTCGGGAGGTTTAGAGGCATCGCGCTATCATAGCCGCATCTCTTGAAGGAGGGTCATCATGGCCTGGGACGCCGTAGGCGGACGCAATGGCACCGAGCGTGGTCGGATGATGAGGCGGATCCCGTTCCGGCCCGTCAGTTCGTACCCCGCAGTGGACAACCGGGGATGCAGTGGACTGATCGTCCGCGAGCAGTACCGGCAAATTGGGACCACCGGTCCACGCTCGACGGCATTCGATAACACGATCGAGGTGATCGACAAGCGCGTGTCTCGGGACAACGAGGATCTGACCATGACCCTGCGCACGGCAGTCAACGAGGCCATCCCGGCGGATCTCGCCGTGACCTCTTCGCCGGTTCGTGCCGAAACATTCCTGAGCACGGGCACCAACATCCGGCCGGGCGGTCGCGCCAACCGGGTGGCCGCCGCAGTCACCGCTACCGAATACACCCGCGACACCAATTCTGGCCCGACGGGATTCAACGCACGCGCCGACGTGGCGTAGTCCCATGGCCATCCGTGGCCCACAGGAAGTCGAACGCGAGCGGATCCACCGTGGGACACTGCACCGTCCCACCAAGAATCCGCCGATGAACAACGGCATCTGCACGGCCGGCAACTTCCGTGTGGTGGCTCGGGTGTATTCGATCGCAGGGGGACGCGAGTATCTACGTTTTGGCACGACCGAGTGGTTGCTTCTCGACGACAAGCGCACCGAGGAGCACGCGCAGACGTATGCCGCAGCGAATCAGGCTTCGATCACCCGATACAACTCACCTGTCCCCGTCAATGCAGGCGGCAAAGTCGCACGCACGCATGCGTTCATTGCGAACATTCCATCCGAACGAAGTTTGCCGCGTCCCATCTCGAAGCCGTGTCTCGCGCGGGTCGATGACACAGGCGGCACCTCCTGGCCTTCGATCTTCCCCAACGGGTTGACGCATCCGATCAAGATGGGCCGCCTTGCGATCGATCGGTTCCTTCCCTGACGTGCTATGTTGGACCCAGACCGGCATGCGGCCCCGTGCGTTTCCATTTCCGTGCGGGGTGCCAGGTTTAGGGCGCGGGCTGTAGGTGGTTCTCCGGCCCGCTGCCCGACCTGGAGGACCACATGATCGATCTGATCTTCACGCACTCTCGCTATGCGTACATGCCGTTTGGCACCTACGGGCGCGTACGCTGCATGTATGGAGACACAACGCTGGGCCAGTGGTGGACAGTGGAGCAGTCCTGGAACGACAACAAGCCATTCCACTCCTGCATCCCAGAAGCAGACTACGAGTGCATTCGAGAACACTACTACCGGGGCAACGAAGACACGATCGAGTTCGTAGATGTCCCTGGGCGCAGTGAGATCCTGGTGCATGTGGCCAACTGGCCCATGGACGTACAGGGCTGCATCGGGATCGGCACCGAAATCATGGGCGACAGCTCCCGCTGGGGAGTCGCCAACAGCGGCAAAGCCATGCGTCAGTTGTTCGATATCTTGTATCGCAAGAGGCCAGACGCAGCGATCTACTGGCGGATCGCGCGCCGCGGGGGCATGATGGAGCCATGAAGGTTTGCTGCTGCGGCAATACCTGGGACAAGCCCAGAGACTTCATCCTTCGCATGCGCGTTTGTCGCTGCGAAGTACCTGGCCCGGGGAAGCGGGCTCGGGGGAGTCGTTCGGAAATACCGGACACGGTTCCCCGGAGTCAGGTAGAAGAACGCCGCCGAGTAGGTCTTCCGGTAGTTACCGACCTGGAACGTGCTGGCTTTGAAAGTACGTGGCACTAGCCGATGCGGTGCAGGATCCATCCTACGATGATTGCACTGCCCACGGTTCCCGATCCGACATCCACGATGCGGTCGATGTGCCGTTCCCAGAACGACATCTGCGCCTCGGCAAACAGCTTCTCCAGACTCTTGCGACGCCGATCTTCCCACTCCCGAATGGTGAGGATCACCGCGGCGGCCAGCCCTGCGGTCCACCACGAGGGGTGCAGTGCAAAGAGCCCGATGGGTCCCGCAGTCATGGCGACATGGCCGGCCTGGTCGAGCAACCATTCGAGGAAGTCCGTGACGCTCGCGATGCGTTCTATGCGCATGTTGCTAGTATAGCCGATGGAGGACCACTGATGAGCCCGTTCCTGAAAGCAGCACTCATTGGCATCTGCTCAGCAGCTGCGGGCGCTGGCATTGTGCTCGGCTACTCCATCTTCCGGACGATCCACGCATGAGCTTCTTCATCGGCGGATTAGGGATCGGCTTCATGTTTGGTGTACTGACCGTGCTTGAGCTGCATCGGA